TAGGATCATCGTCCGGCTCTGGCTGCTTGCCTGCCGGTGCTGGCCCTACTGGTTCGCCTGGTGCTTCCTGCTCGGCTGGATCGGGTTCGGGGCTCTCGCCGCGTATCAGTTCAGCAATTTCCGATACCTTCCGGGTATCGGTGGCCTGGATCACGCCTGCATCTATATTGCTCTCGCTCATGCTGCATCATCCAAAGCCGTTAACCACTTATAAAACTTTGCAGATACGCTGTCAAGCGCGTCCAGTTCGTACAATAGCTGCTGGCGCCTGGTTTGCACTCGAGTCTGCTGAATATCAAGCAGGTAGGCTGCGCGGCTATCCTCAATAAACTGATTCACCAGCTTCTCGGTTTCCTCCCTGGCTGTTTTACGCGGCATCGCTATTACCTCGCTGCTTTGCTGCTTCCAGTTCCAGATCGCCGGCCACGCTGCCCACGATTTTAGCTTCCTCTATTTCAGCGTGCAGCTGTTCCTTCCAGCGGTCAAATTCAAGCTGCGAATCGTGGATATACTTTTTTAACTGCTGCTCGTTTTCAAATGCCCGCTGCTGCAGCTGTTCCATTTGCTGCTGCTGTGCCTGCGCTGCCTGCTGCTTGCCCTGTTTAGCCTGCTGCGCTTCCTCGCTTTTCGGATCAACGTAATAGGATTCGACCGGCGCCAGGTCAGCAGCGCGTAACCAATCGGCCAGGGTTTCGTGTATCTTATCAGCATTAACCAGCTCACCATCCAGCCCGGCCTGCATCGCCATAGTTTGATGCTGTAAATTCTGCCCCAGGGCGGCCAGCTTATCGCGGCGCTCGGTCGATGACAGCCCGGCAATCACGCGCATAGATCGCCTGGCCGGCCATTGCTTCGGGTTCGTGGTCTGCCATTTGCCGCGCAGCTTCGCGGTAATCTCCTGATCGTAGAAATGCCTTAATGCCTGGTGAATCAGCAGGTAAGTACCACGCACCATTGTTTCGACCAGATTACGGCAGTAAAAAGCCGTTACTTTGCCTTTGTTATCAAATTCACCAGCTGCAGCTGTCGCGCTGGTTTTAGCTAAATCCATCTGCCCGGTTTGCATTTCAAGCGCAGAACCGCCGCGCATGGTGCGGATATGATCCAGATATGTTAATGCCTGAATACATGATCCGCCCACGTCATTAAACGGTATCGGCAAGATAGCGCCTGGTGATCGCATCCTGATAATGCCACCAGGCCGACTACTGGCTAAATCCTGCAGGTTAACTTCACCTTCGACCGCGCCAACCCTGGAATTATTGGCCACGTTCTGATTATCTAACAGCTGGCGTAACACGCTGGTTTTAGCGCGCTGTATAGGCATCATCAAATCATACTGGCTGGTACCGGTGAGCCGGTGCGGCAATGGCAGGGCAGCGCCACAAGCATATGGGATAAACTTCGCTGGCTCATTCAATAGCAGGATGCTGGCCTGGAACCCGGCAACTAATACCCGGCGCAGTTCCGCAATCCCATCGCCATCAAAATCAACGCGGTAATAACATTCAAACACGTCTATGGTTTCATTGCTCACGTGATGGCCGCTGCGCCTGTCATCATAACCAAATGATCGCTCGGCTGCGCCAATCCACGTCTCGAAATCCACGCTCGGCAATCCCTTAACCAGGGTTTTACTGAATCCCATTTCGACCAGCTCGCTGCGCGTGATTAACTTTTTCTCGCAGATAAATCGGTGGTCATCCATCACCATAGACAGGCCGCCGGCATTGAAAAGGATATATTCAGGGGGTATCGTTTTAACCTGTAGCCGGCGCTCGGTGGTAGTGTGGCGCAGCTTCAATTTGTGCAGGCCATCGGCATCGGTCGACTGCCCTTTAATCTCAATGACTTCATGCGGGCTGGTGGCCATTAACGCCTCAGTCACCATTTCATCGGTTAATTCATCCGGCTCGGTTTCCCAACTGTTAATATCTTCATCGACAAAAACCTTAATCCAGCTGTTCGCCATCAACAGCGCATCAAATGCGCCATCTGAAAACTGCGTATAGATATTGCTCTGGTTCGCTATCCAGCTTACAAAGTCTGATTCCAGCTGTGCTGCGTCCTCGTCCTGCTCGCTGGTGGCCTCAAATTCCACCAGGGTACTTTTCCACTGGCCGGCAAATTCAGCGCATACACTGTTAACACTGTCGGCCACGTCCTTGCTGATAACCGTGGATCGGCCTACCACTTCGGTTCCATCTGCCCTGCCGAAATAAGCCCGCAATGCCTGCTGGCGATTGTGGCTCAGTTCCTCACTGTCGTACCCGGTGGCATCGTGAATTTCAGCTGATACAGCTGCGCGTAGTTGCTCGTCTGTCATCTTCATTTTATGAACCCCAGCCGCTTGCGCGGTCTAATTCGGTGTAGTCAATTTCCTGCCAGTCTCCGCTTCGCCACGGTGTAACAGCAAAATACCTGCAGCTGTCAGCATAGTTTGATTCATAGCTGTGCAGCGGTGTTTTGCGCAGCACCTGCAGCTTATCATCCCATTCAGCCCGGTATGATTTGAGTATTTCAAATGCTTCGCCGCACTTCTCACGGTCAACCCACATACGCGGGATTAACCGGCGAAACGCGTCAATGCCTTCCATAATGCCCAGCTTCGGGGCGATGGTCGGATAGACGCCTAAGTTTTTCAGCACGTCCAGGCGCGTGGTACCGGTGCCTAGTTCCTGCACGTTAATATCGAATGGGTAGATATGCTGGCCGAATATGTACTGCTTCGCCTTCATTTCCCTGATTTGATCCGGCAGGCCGACACCACGATGAACTGCCACGTCAATCATGCGTATCTGGCTGCCGGCAACCTGCCAGTAAAACTTTACGTTCTCATCGTTCATGCCAATGTCATCGCTGGTTATCACCGGCAGCTGGTCATCGTATGGCACGTCTGTGAGGCGCCCGGCACGCTCTAAATCGTTTAATTCCTCAGCAAAGTACGCGCCAGGGATAGCGGTTTCAAAGCTGCACTCGTATTCCTGGCTAAACATGGCGGTACCCATCCGTTTACCATACTGCGCGATGTACTCGGCCAGCTCACCGGCCAGCTGGGTTTCGCTAAATACTTCGGTTTCGCTGGCCTTGTTCATCACCGCCAGCCATTCGTTATCAGGATCGAGCGCAAACTTATACAGGTTATATAAATGATTGCGGCCGCGGGGCGTGCTAATGAATATTGCCCAGCCTGCATTTTCCAACAGTATCGGTCTAAGGTAACTCCACGCGAATGGATTGGATAGCGCAAACTCTGAAAACACCAGGCCGACCGGTGGCGTGCCTACCAGTGCATCGAAGCGATCGCTGCCGACTACCTGCCACGTGCTGCCGTTTTTAAGCTCAATGAACATTTCCTGGTCGATGGTGCGCCGCCTGATAGCGGCAGGGAATGCCAGGTCGATCCGCCGCTTTGCCCGGTGCGGATCAATAGCATTCCAGATAGCTTTGCGGCCTTGCACCTGTTCAGGTAATAAATGCCAGTACGATCCAACCCGGTTATGCATTGCAACAGCAGTCCAGGCCAGCGCCATTTCATCTTTACCAGCGCGTCTGTGGTCAATCTCCACCAGGCGCTTCCCGCCATCCAGCAGGTAATCCCAGCCCGGCTGCTGGTGGCCACGTGGGCGCCAGATACCATCGGGCTCGGCCTCATTTGCTGGCAGGTTTATTAGCACGGGATTTTGCTGGTGGATGGCTGGCTACCTGCAGCACGTTTATATCGATACCGCCATCGACATTGACCTGGATGGCCATCATATCCGGCAGCACCTTTTTAAGCAGAATTTCAGCTGCTTTGATCTGGCTGTTTTCCATAGTTGTGCCGACAAGCGCATGAATTTCAAGCCGTTCCAGTAATAGGCCAGCTTTTATATTTTCACGCCACCGGGAGTCATTTGTTAATGCTTTGCGCTTTTCAGGCATAGATGCACTTTTACAGTGGGTAATTGCACTATTTTACCCCGTAAATGCACTTTTAGGCTAGTTAATCCTCGTTACTGTCGTCATACAGCACCAGCATGAACAGCGTGAACAGTGCCAGCCCCATCGTAATCAGCAGCACCACCAGCCCGGTAATGCCGCAATGGTGCATCACAAGCATGGCTCATCAATGACCATAGCCACCGATACCCTGGCCGCATCGCCTGGCGGTACATTGTGCGGCGTCCCAGGCGGCATATAAACCAGCATCCCGGCTTTGGGCTCGATCGTTATTGGCCTGGCATCTTCGGGATAAAACACAACAGTGTGGTGCTTGTGGTTATGCGGTGGCGTGCCTTCCCCGGGTTTTAATTCAACCATTACCAGCGCGCGGTAGTCGCTGCCTGGCAGCGGCGCAAAGCTGCGCATTGATTCGGCCAGTGCGCAGGTACAGTTAACGATGTTTTTCGTCATGGGGTAATTCTATCAGCTTTTGCAAATCAGCAGCGCAGCTGCTTAGCGTCTGCGCATGAGTTTGCGCACAAGCCCGCGCTGTACCTTTCAGCAACCTGGCGCCCCTGGTCTTGCCACCAATATCTGCCTGTAAGTTATACGCCTGCTTTAACCAGGCATCGTGCAGTTCGACCAGCTGGGCGCGGGTCAAAACGGTAACTCATCATCATAATAGCCCGGCTCATTAGTAGCCACCAGGCCGGTTTTAGTTAACCGGCTCAACAGGTATTTGCTATCATACTGTTTACGGTGCCCGGGTATGGAGTAATCAATTTCCAGGTTTTCAACCGGTTTTAATTCCGCAATGGCACGCTGTTCCTCAGTTATAAAATAAGGCCGGTGCGCATCGATAATAATATGATCACCCGCCGGCAAGCCCCATAACCGGAACTGGTCTACGTGCGAATATTGGCCTTGCAAATGCTGCTTCACGCGATTAGCCAGGTTAAACGAATAGCCAACATAATAGCACCGGAACTTATTGTATATCGCATAAATGCCCGGATGGCGTGTGGCGTGGGTGGCAGCCTTACAGCGCCCGAACTGCGCCAGACTAAGCGCGCAAAACAGCGGCCAGTAAATGTCAGCGGCTTTCGGGCGCGATATTTCAAGATACATAATTAACCTCAGTTTATTTTTTTTCGGCACAGCTCCCGCCCTTTCCCTGCCGGTGATTAGCCTGGCCAGATACTAGGGGCGCCCGTTCCTGCCGGTTCCATTAAATCAGGTGCACAGTGCGCGGTGTGGTGCTGTTTATACCTGATACCCTTTCGCTGCATTGGGCGGGGAGGCGCAGCTTTACCCTGGTGACTATAGTGCCGTGGACTTTCTAACAGCTTCAATTGTGCGCGAATTTTTGCCGCGTGGATAATTGGGTTTTACTATGCAAGGAAAAGATCGATAGTTAAAAGCTATCGATCATGCGTAATTGATTCAGGCATCCAGCAGCGCGGATCGCGGGCATAAAAAAGGCCGGCTATTACACCGACCAACGTCACACGCTCAATTGATTATCGCCACAACAGCCAGACCAGGCCAGCCACGGCTGCCAGGATCAGCACCATGCCTTCGTATTCAAGCGCGGTCATTGCACTTTATCCAGATAGGGATAGACCACGCCGGCCACGATTACCGCCGCCATTGCCATCAAACCGAACCAGCCTGATATTGGCCGGGCGCGCAGATCGTCCCGCATATCGCGGTACAGCCAGGCCAGCGCGGCAAGGATCAGCGTGGCCAGAATTAGCATTGGGATTGCCCAGATTAAATTACTCATTTCTTCACCTCAGTATGTTTGCCCAGGTCATTTGCCAATACAATCAGACTGGTTAATTTCAGATTAACAGGCTCGCCATGTAACGCCTGTTCAAGCGCGTCCTTTGCGCGCAGATGGATAATCGCGCTCAGCTGTTCGTATTGCGCTATCGTTATTTCAATTTGCAGCTTTGTTTCCTTTACCATTTCATTTCCTGTTCAGTTAATTAAGTGTTGCTACGTGTACAGTATCGTATACAATACACATTCAGTCAACTACAACAGGTTATCCCTATATGCCCAAAACTAATCCCATAAGTGAAGTTATGCATATCCGCATCGCACGCCATACGAAAAAGGCCGTGCAGCGGATCGCCGTTAAAAACGGCATCCCCACATCGTCAATGATGAAAGTTTTAATACATGAGGCGTTACGCGCCAGGAATAAGACAGCATGAATATGAATGATTTATACCCATCGAAGTACATCAAGGCAGGCGACCTGCCGGCAGG